CTCCCGCCGCTACTTCTCCCTCGAGGGCAGACGCCCGATCACCAAGGCATTCCACCTCAAGTGGATCAAGTCGATCATCGAGGCGTATGCGACCGGCGGGAAGCAACTCATCCTGTCGCCGCCCCGCCACGGCAAGTCGGAGCTCCTCATCCGCTTTGCGGTATGGCTCATTGCGATGTTCCCCAACATCCGCATCGTGTGGGTCGCTGCGAACACCGATGTCGCCAAGATCATGATCGGGGCCGTGCGGGACCACCTCGAGAACAACGAGGAGCTCTCCCGTGCCGTCCTGCCGCCGGGGCAGCTCTTCCGGCCAGATTCCAGGTCCGGGCGGGTCTGGTCGGCCAACGAGATCAAGGTGCGCCAGCAGTCCATCGTCGGAGCCAAGTCTTCCTCCATGCTTGCTCTCGGTGCCACCTCCAAGATCCTGTCCCGTGACATGGACCTTCTGATCGTCGATGACCTCGAGGACTTCGATTCCACCTCAGAGCCGGCGCAGCGCAAGAAGACGAAGGCGAAGTTCGCCGAGTACGGCACTCGCAAGGAGGAGCGGACCGCATGGATCGACATCGGATCCCGCCAGCACCCCGACGATTTGGCCGGATCGCTCCTTCGGAGCAGTGGTGGGGAGCAACAGTGGAAGATCATCGTCGATACCGCTCACGAGGAGTGCCAGCTCGACCCCGACGTTATCGAAGGCCATGACCAGAACGGGTGCGTGCTCTTCCCCGAGGTGCGCTCCTACCGCTGGCTGATGGAGAAGAAAGCCGAGATGGACACGCTCGGGATCTCCGGGGCGTATGAGATGCGCTACCTCAACAAGCCGGCCCCCACCGAGGGCGTCGTGTTCCATATCGACACCATCAGGGAGAAGGCGCTCGACCGGAGCCGGGATCTCGGCGTGGCGGAGCTCGGCCCCGGCAAACTCGTTGCGGGGCTCGACCCCGCTGCCGGCGGCACCCAGGCCGCCTTTGGGTGGCATTTCGTACCGGGTACGGTTTCCATGGTGGACCTCGAGACCCAGGAGGCCGGCGGCATTGCGGGCGCACTCGGCATCATGGAGGATTGGGCCGTCCGCTACGAGTTGCGGGACTGGTACTACGAGGACAACTCCCAGCAGGTCGAGTTCTTCCGTGATCCACGGATGCGGGCGCTCAAGGTCAAATACGGGCTCACGATCACGCCGTACACGACGGGCAAGAACAAGCAGGACCCGGAGCTCGGGATCTCGTCGATGGCTCCGTGGTATCACGACGGCACGATCAACCTTCCCTACGGCACCGCCCCGGCACGGCTCAAGGTCAACAAGCTGCTCATGCAGCTCGAGTACTGGACGACCGATGGCGTCCAGCGTGGTCGTAACCGCAAGACCGACATCAAGATGGCATCCTGGTTCCCGTTCCCCCGTATGGTTCGGTGGGCTCGAGCCGAGGCCCATCAGTCGAAAATCGTCCGAGGGGATGAGCAGTCATATCCCAGGGTTTCACGAACGAACGCAGTACCGTGGAACACGCCGTACCCGAAAGGCCGATGAACATGCAGTACGGAGACATCACAGTTCGTATCGACACGATTCGGAACCTCCACCAGAATTCAGACCGTGACCGGATCCGTGCCGTCATGAACGGTGGTGCCGCAGGCATCCAGGCCGTGCTTGCCTGGGACGACGGCCATCCGGGTCAGGAAGCCGCTGCGCTGGGCATCGACCTTCCCACCGCCAACGTCATGTGGTCCGGACTCGAGAAGCTCGCACAGCGGATCGGTCGAGCGCCGACACTCAAGACCGACATGGTGCCCCACCGTGACACCGAGAAGGCACGCCAGGCAGCGGAGAAGCGGCACCGTATCGTGTCCGGGTGGGACGAGATGTCCCGCATGGAGATGCAGTATCCGCAGATCGGCCGATGGCTTCCTGGCTACGGCTTCACCATGCACGTTATCAAGGAGCAGAAGTACGGCGATGCGGTGTATCCCGTGGCCGAGCTGCGTGACCCGTTCGATGTGTATCCCGGTTGGTTCGGTGCGAACCAGCAACCCATCGAGTGCGTATCGGTGCGCATGGTTCCCAGGGACTACCTCTCCAAGATCTACCCCGACTACACCGGGCCGAAGCGGAAACGGCTTCCGGGTGGCGGCGTGGCTCTCCAGGGCACCGGGCGCTGGGAAGGCAACGGCGGCGAGACCGAGGTTGTCGAGTACATCAACCCCGATGGAACGTACATCGTCTGCTACGAATCCGAGCAGGTGCTCGACTTCATCCCCAACCCCCTCGAGTCCGGACCGGCGTTTGTCATATCGAAGCGGTTCGCATTCGACGAGCTCAAGTCTCAGTACACCCACACCTTCGGGTTGATGGCGATGATGGCGAAGCTCAACCTCCTGGGCCTCATCGGTGCGGAGGACTCGACATTCCGAGAGACCAACATCTTCGGTGAGATGAACTCGAACGAGTACGAGAAGGGTCGGGACTCCATCAACTTCTTGGAGGTCGGCTCCCGAGTCGAGAAGCCCACCGGCGATCAGGTCAACCAGACATGGCAGGCGATCAACATCCTCGAGCGCCAATTCCGGATCGTTGCGGGATACGACGTACAGCAGGACGGTGCTTCCCCGAATTCCTGGGCGACTGGCGCTGGCATGGAGGAGCTCCAGGGCGCTGCCGACAACAACGTGCGGGAGTACCAGACGGTCATCCGTCATTCCATGGAGCTCGTTGACCGCAAGCGGCTCGAGTGGGAAGACACGATGCACCCCTCCGAATCGAAGCGGGTCTTCTGGTACGAGGGCTCCGAAGCATTCGAGGAGACCTACAAGGCCAAGGACGACATTGCGGGCGACTACCGGACCCGGCGGATCTACGGCGCAATGGCGACATTTGACGAAACGTCAAAGCTGCTCGCCGGCCTTCAGCTCCTCGGTGCCAGGGTCATCGACCGGCGCACGTTGCAGGAGAACCTCGACGGGTTCGAGAACATCAGCCTCATCAACGAGCGCATCGATCAGGACATGGCGAAGGAGCAGCTCATCGGCAGTCTCGGTATGCGAGCGCAGCAGATGGATCCGGCCGCAACCATGGCGCTCGTCGAGATCATGGACGTACCGGGTGAAACGACCGAGACCCTCAAGAAGCTGTTCACCCCTCAAGAGCCACAGATGTCTCCCGAGGAGCAGGCCATGGCGGCCGGCGGCGGGGGTATGGCCGGGGCGCTGCCCGGAGGTGGGGCCGAGGCTGCCGTCGATCCGATCCAGACGATCCTTTCCCGAATCGAAGCCGAAGGCGGCGGTGCTCAAACCGTCGCCATGAACCAGTAGGAGCAGCCAATGGCAGTATGTAGATCCTGCAAGAACCCCGTGCGTCTGGAGCAGAACGTGTTCTGCCCCTACTGCGGCGATGTGTGGAAGGTGTCACCTCCGCCCAAGGCCGACCGCAAAGAGAAGGTCCCGACCGCAAAGACCGCAACGACGACTAGCAAGGCGAAGCCGAAGACGAAGCCGAAGACGAGGACGAAAGCCACGAGGAAAGCGAAGAGCTGATGTCAAACCGTAATTTCAGGGTTCACCAAGGCGAACGGACCGCAACGGGCAACAGCGGTCCGATCAAGGCCACGAGCGAAACGATCGCACTCTCGTTCGACGTGACGGCCATTGCCGGTACGTCGGCCACCCTCGACATCACCGTTGAGTGGTCGCCCGATGGCACCAACTTCGGGGCCGCTGCAACGCCGGATGCGCTGGCACAGATCGATGCAGTCGGCGTGTATCAGATGGTTGTTTCGGTCAAGGCCGCCTACTACCGGGTTGTCTACACAGTCGGCGGCGACGTTTCAGAGATCCAGGCCGTCACCCACGACCACACCGGCGGCGACTTCACCCTGTCATTCGACGGTGAGGGTCCGACCGCCGATCTCGATTGGGACGCCCCGGTTGCGTCGGTCGCAGCCGAAGGGCTGCTGACGATCGATACGAAGCCGGTTGATGCGGTTGCTGCTGTGGGCACGCTCACCATCGATACGAATCCCATCGACGAGACCGCCGCCGAAGGTCTGCTCACAATCGGCGAGCCTGTCTCCCCCGGCGTCAAGGCACAGGGCACGCTCACGATTGCGGAGCCGGTTACGGAAGGCGATCAGTTCACAATCGATACGCAGGAATACCAACTGCTCGCCACCCCGCTCGCCGCCTATGACATTGCAATCGGCGCAGACGAGGCAGCCACGAAGGTCAACATCGTTGCAGCCATCAACGCCTCGGGCACACCAGGCACGGAGTACTTCGCCGGTACGCTGATCCACCCATCCGTGGGTGCGGCGGCATTCTCCGGTGACGTTTGCACGCTCACCGCCAAGGTGTACGGCACGGCAGGGAACGCCATCGCAACAGAAGAGACAGGCCAGGGTCTCACCCATGCGTCGAACGTCTTCAACGACACGACGCTCGGGGCCACCACGGCCGGTGTTCAGCCGGATACGTTCACGATCGATTCACGGGTCTACCGCATGATGGAAACCCCGATTCAGGCGTATGACATTGCGATCGGTGCCGACGAAGCGGCATCGAAGGTGAACATCATTGCGGCGATCAACGAAACGGGCACGCCGGGCGTCGAGTACTTCGGGTACACCTTCGAGCACCCGACCGTATCGGCCGCAGCGTTCATTGGTGACGATGCGGTCCTGACGGCCAAGGTGAAGGGACTTGCCGGGAACTCGATCGCATCGACGGAAACATTCGCCGATGCGGGCAACTACTTCGACGCTGCGACGCTTGGCACCGAGACCACGGCAACGGCCGACACGCTGACGATCGACACGAAGGTCTACACCTTCCAATCGGTGCTGACCAATGTGGACGGCCATGTACTCATCGGTGCTGATGTGGACGAGTCCCAGGTGAATCTCGTCGCCGCAATCAACCGGACGGCCGGACACAAAGTGCTGTATGCGGGCTTGACCAGCCTGCACCCGACCGTTTCCATCGGGGATTTCGCATC